AACGCCGTTAAACACGTCAATCGTGGCGTTTGGGGCCAGGATGTAGCTCTTTAGCAGGTAATACTCCGTGCCAGTGCCGTTATCGAACTCCGAAACCGTGATCGTGGCCCGTGATCCGTTAGCATTCGTCACCCGTAGGGACTTTGCGACAGCCACGTTCGCATCCGGAACCTGGTAGATCTCGGTTTCCGCCGCGGCTGAAGGTATGACGTGTTTTCTGAAGAATTTATTGGCCATGATTAACCCAACGCGGACTCAAGAGTGACCGTCAAGATAGCGGACGGGATCGCGGGGCAGAAGGCGGTGGCGGGCTCCGCTTGGATACGAACACGGGTATCGTCAACCGCCCACATCAGCTCAAAATAGTCACCTGCGTTAACGTCCAACAAAAAGTTCCATGCCGCAACAGTTTCGGCTGCTGTTCCTTGGATCGCGAGTCTTGTTGCGCTATCAGCAAGATCAGATCCATTGATCCTAGGCCAGACCCAGATATTTCCCGTAGCGCCTGCAGTCTTATCTAACTGAAGCGAGAACTCATAGTTATAGACCCCTGCGACATCAACGTAGATACGAGAAGTCGGCGTCCCTACATAAGTTGCGTAGGTATGATCCGTCGTATTAAACGTGACCGCATAGGGCGTACTGATTGCAGCGGCGGTTTGTGTGGTCGTATCGTGGAAGGCCCCATGTGGCAGCAACGCTGTTTGACCTGCGTTGACCAAGGCACTCGTTCCGCCCCCCTCATAAAAAGAAATGTTTTGGTTGACGTTATCGCTCGTTACTGGGGTATAAGTATTGTTTAACTGAAAAATCACCTGTTCAAGCGAACGTACTAGCTGGTTGAACTGCTCGGGGCTATACCCCGTTGTTGCAGCGTTTGGCAGACGTACGTTATTGACCTTACTCATCGCAGGCCATCGGGTTGAATGTCAACACGCATTGTGCCGAAACGCCAGTTTGAATCCACTACGTCGCTTTCAATGCGCAGGCTTATCTGTCGTCCGCGTGCACGAGTGTCAACCTTGTCCGTATTTGGAGCAATAACATAAGGGTCTAAAGAACTCGGCACTGCAGTCGCCTGTGGGTACGAACGCAGTAACAGGTGTACAGTGAGGTCTTCCACTTGGTTTTTGAAGTCGGGGATGAACCGCTTCATGTACATCATGTTGTCGCCGTCTCCGATGTCGAAATACCCGGACTTCACATAGGAGACGATCGCAGACCCGTCCGCATTAACCCCATCTTCCTGGTTATAAAGAACGGACCTACCCGCGGTAAGACCATAGATGGTGGAGATCGTAGCAGCGGTGCTGTTTGGATCGTAATCGGAAGCAATAGGCTTTTGGAACGTGCCCAAATCCTGCCATGCGGTACGGGAAAGGGTTCCGATCGACCACACATTCTCAAGGTAGTTATAGGTTACACAGCGGTTGATGTAGTCATTGCCAATTGAGCAGTACCACCACGTTACTTCATTAAACTGTGCGTTAATGCCAACATGTACTTTCGTGTCCTGCACGACGTTTATGTCTTTGAACACGTAGTCCTGTACGGTACATGCGAGTTTTTTAACCGTACCGTCGAACACGAAAAAGGCGTCCTTGCCCATCCAATAGGCAACGCCATTAACGTCCGCAGAAGCATGCGGGCCAATCAGTCCACAGTTAGCACCAAGTTGTTGGAAACCGAACGTATACGGAGGTCCAAGGTACTGCATGCCATGCAGCGAAGTGTCAGTCCAAATCAAGATCTGGCCACGAGAACGGACGGCAGAAACAATCTCGTTACCGTCCGTGAGCCGTTGTCCACCAGCCGTGTTAGTTGCAGTAGCGACAAAGGTGTTGATGTCTTCCTGGTTGGAAAAACGTACGTACATCGGATCAACCGATGTCGGGTCACCAATGATGCTTTCCGTTCCAAAGCAAATAAGATGTCGGTCTGGGGTAGAGACTAGCGCATACTTGCTCTTTGTCGGAGCCCCGCTAATTGCCGTTGCGCGAGTAGTCAACGCAGCAGGGCCAGGAGCCCATTCATAAACCCCACCATCGACCAATTGCAGGATTAGGACTTCCCCGTACGTATCAAATTGCCAAACGCGCGAATACAGCGCGACACCAGCTCCCGCAGTCGCTGAAGTACGTGGCGTTCCCCACGTGCCGAGGCCCCATCCACCGACGCCCCAACCGTAGTCGAAGTAGTTGAGGTCTGTGCCGACGTTGATTTGGTACGCGACGTCCGCCGAGCCGACGCCTGCTGCGGTCGCCGAGGCTTGCGTGGGGGATTGGATTTCATAGGAGTTATTGTCGATGATGTTGGTGATTTCAAACTCGTGATCTAAGTCGGTATTCGGTATACCACCGGGAGTACCCGTTGTATTGCTGATGGTGATGAAGTCGCCCTCATGCGCACCATGGGCAAGGTCATTTACAACGACCGTCGTGCTTCCGTTCAAGGTATCGAACGTAACTCCAGTCGCCGTTGAACGAAGCGGGGTGATATCTGCCCACGTACCGCCGTAAAACGCGTAAACCTTGCGGGAAGTACCAACTACGACGTACGGAGACCCGTCCAATGCCGTCCAAGTGATAATTTCACTGGGCATTCCAACAAGGTTGGTCGTGGCTTGGTTAAACGGGGTCCAACCGCCTATTTTTTCTGGCAAACCATAGCGGAAACGGACGTAATCGCAGTCGATCCATCCGCCTTCCGCTCCGTATTCGGTATTTTGCTTATCAATACCGGGTTTTAAGAACAATCGTTGGTATGCCATTGCTGCAACTTACTTAATAGGGCCACCGACTAGCCATGCGTCACAAGTACGGTCGCCAGCGCATTTAAAATCAAACAGTTCACAGTATCCGAGGTTCGCGGAGCCCACTACGTCAGTGGCGTACCCCTCTTCGGACTCTTCCGGATCGTCAATGCCGTTTTCAATACAGGCGATCATCTGCGGAGTCTGGATAAACGCAGAACAATTGGCACAACGCGCCTTTTTAGCCTCACGAACCGTGGTTTCCCACATCGCAGCCTTCTTGTCCCAAAACGCGCGAGACTCGGACTCAGGATTCAACGGCCCATAGCCGTATTCCTTGATCGCATTGTTGCGATTCTTGAGATTGAGCTCGATACTCATGGTCGCTTCTGGACAGCCACGCTGTCCGCGCTCATAGGACTTGCGGATTTCCTGTCCAATTGCGTCTTTTCTTACCCGAGGCATCAGCGTTTCCTCGCTGCTCGGATATTATCGACCATATTTGGATACGGGCGTCCGGCCTTCTTGGCCGCGCGCTTGGCAGCAGCCTTCTTGGCCGGCGAAAGCGGTTTAGACTTACCCAAACCAGCCGGTCGTTTGCGATCCCATACAGGCTTTTTCATACATCACCGCATTGTTTCGCCAGAAGCGGACGGGATTGTAGTGACCATAATGCTGACGTGCTGGCCAAGGTTAAGTGTTTGGCCGCAATCTGCGCAGGTGTCCGCATCAATCTCCGCAGCGTCAAGGTCATACCCGCATGCCGAGCAAAAAACCTGTACCTCATGGCCAGGTTCGACTGCTCCTTGGGCCGTGGTCCGTGGTTCGTAGGCAACTTTCATTAGGCTCCTCCAGAAAGGTACAGGGCGCGCTCGTCTTGCCGGCGCTTTACCAGGCCAGGTAGCACTTTACCACCAGCCTTGGTCCATTTCATGAACTCCTCCGCGGCTTCCTCAAACTCTCTTCGGTTGGTCTTGGCCCGAATCGAGGATCTTTGCAGGCTTCCAAGCCCTACATTGAAGCTGAAGGAGACCAGAGCGTCGAAGCGGCCTTGGCTATCAAGAGCAGCAGGGCAAAGTCGGGCCACGCCTCGCTCAAAGCGCGCAAGGTCTTGAGCAAGGAGATCGTCCACTTGGTCCATAGTCCAGACACGGAAGTCCTTAACGTCTAGGTTGATCTGATCGCGTTCCGCCATCGGCAATCGGGCCTGCTCGGGGTAGAGAACGTGGCCCACGCCCACGGTCCAGAGCCTTGCCGGGCACCGATAGGGCTTTAGCTTCACGCCCTCATGGTGCTTGATCATGTGAATGGCGCGTTCGCTGGTCTTCACTTCTTCTGGAAAGCCTGGGTGCCAAACCAAAACGCGATGACCGAGGACAGGATCAGCATCTCATCGTCCGAAAAGACATTGGCCATGGCCTCGGCAAAGGGAATTCCGGTGGTGTAGGCGTACCAAATGCCTGACACATCGACGATAACCAGCAATAGGACGAAAACATAAGTAACAATTGGACGCACCGAAGCCCGCAGGTTGATTACCCACTGGCTTGCCCCCTTGCCGATCTCCATGTCGTGCTGATAAAGGGCCACACGTTCCTCGGCATTGGCCTGGATCTGGACCTGTTCGGTCTTGATCTCCTCGATATGGGCCTGTGCGGCGTACCCCTTGGCCAACATCTCGAGCTCACGCTCTTTCTGCATCTGCAAGATGGCAAGTTCGTGCTTCTTGTCCATCCGATCCTGGAAGATCGTCAAGATGCGAGGAAGCCCACCTGTTAAAAAGGATAGAAAAGTAGAGATTAAAGTCATCATCGTTTTGCCCTCACGACGTCTTCGCCTTTGGTGACAGTTACGTGATCCCCTTCAACATCCACCCGCATC